TCATATTCAGCGGCAAACATGGCGCCCTGATCTTGCAGTCGTGCTTTGGTGAGGATTGCCATGCACAGCAGATCGTCTTTGCGGTGGCCGTCGGAAATTGCCAGTACCTTGGGTTTGCTGGTATCGCCAATCCTGTCGCTGATTATTTTGTCCCAATGCAGCGGAGGATCCCAATCGTCGGAGCCTTGAATGATAATTTCACCGCGGGCTACTTCGGCCGCCCTGTTCCAAGCCGCAATACACCCGCCCTTGCCCTTTACAATTCCCCAATTTTTCAACATGTCGGCTTTGGGATCGTCATCGTCGACTGAATAGATCCACTCAATTGACGCTGGATCTGCCGCCTTTTTCATCCACAAGATGCGGGCGTTAATCGCTTCTTGCGGGCGTCCTCGAGTTGCGTGGCATACGCTAATCTTTACGGGCTTTTGTGCCCTCCACATGTTCTCAATCTTTTCCGCTTCCGTTGTATCTCCGACGGCTTTACAGGCCGCTAGGTACAGATCGATGCACTCAAAGTCGTACACGGTGCGTTGGGCGTTCCAGATCTTTACGCCCGGATCGGGCTGAACCATGGCCGATTTTAGCAAGTGGTAAGCCTGTAACCACGCACCCACGCTGGCCTCTTCCCTGGCTAAAAAGTAAATCGCTTCCCTGCGCCCAGGGTTCATCTGATGTGCCTTTTGGTATAAGCTAATTCTGACTGTGCGATCTTGCGTAGCTGTGGCCTGATTGCAGGCGGCCTCGTAAGCCAGCGTTGCCTCTTGCCCTGGCCAGACAGCGGCAACGTGTGACCAAGGCTCAGATTCAGTCCTGCGATTACCTAAGAAAAGTTCTTGCTGATAGTAGTAGGCATACTTGCCTGCTTCGCTTAACTGGCCTTGAAGAATGCGAAGATTCCGATCGGCGCTGTTTGGCTTATATCCGCCAGGGTGATGCTCTACCCACACTGCCTGCTCGCCCACGGATTCCAGCCCAGCATTAGGCAACAGCGCCTCATGCACTGCGTAGTTCCACCTCCCAGACCATACGCCGTCTATACGCCTTACCATGCGCTCGCGTACTGGCCTTAATTTGGCGTTTATAACGTCATAGACGCCCGCATAGATGCCAAGCTTCGGATTCTGTTCAAATGCTTCTACGCCCCTTTTAAAAGCGTTTTTGAGGTCTTTATGCGGCAAGTCATCGCAATCCACCCATACCGCATAGTCCCCTGTACAGGCATCCAGCGCCGTGTTGCGGGCAGCGGAAAAGTTGTCGACGTGCGGCCAGCTCGCCCCTGCCGGTGCGTTTTTATATTCGACTATCTTGGCGCCTGACTTCTCGGCAATCGCCCGAGTGCCATCGTCAGGTCGGCCGCCCTGAGCAATGCACACAACCAGCTCGTCGCAGTATGGCTTAAAGGCGGTAAGGCAGCGGTTGATAAATTGGGCCTCGTGCCCGGCGATCATGTAGATGGAGATTTTAGGATTTCGAGTTGCCATTCTAAACCTCTCGCAACCCAAGCACGTAACTACCGATAGAAGTATCAATCGACGCCACCCGATAACTGACCGAGTTAGCCAGCAGAATAGATCCGATCGTGGGAGCTGTGGCCAGGTTTGCCACGTCGATGGTAAAGGTGGAGTTTAGATCCAGATCATACCCGCCAAGATCCACGTTTTCTTTGCGGGTAACAGTAGAGAGAATGCCGGTGACTGAAGTAGAACCAATGGTGGCCGCTGTTCCAGTTTGAGTATAAAGGGCGGCCAGACTTTCCTTAAGTGCTTCTGTAAATTCGGACATGTGAGGATTTCTTAAAGTGGAAAGGGCGGTGAGCCTTTCAGCCCACCGCCCTCCCCGAGTGAATTAGCTACCGTTGATACGCACGAGGCTGTTCGGCTCTCCGGCTTTCACGCCGTAGATCAGAGCGTAGGTGCGTTGCAGCTGGCCCTTGACCACGTCGTAGTTCTCACGAACTTGGACGGATAGGCCAGTGCGGGGTTCCGTCACAACCGAGATGTCCCCAGGGATGGGAACGCCGGTCGGAACTTCAGGAACACGGGCCGCAATCAACAAGGCTTCCTGCTGGGCGAAGAATCCGCCGAGCGTGATGCTGTTGGAAGGCACTGCGCTGTACTGGTTAATGTTGAATCCAGCCACGTTGCCGATCCCAGCCGTGCGAACGAGGTCGCCAGTGATCTGGGGATTGGCCACCACGGTGCTGTCGTTCAAGAGAGCGCCGTAGAAGCTGGGATTAAGAACTGCGTACCGGCCGTTGACCGGGGCGTTGTTGTTGTTGAGGGTGATTCCGGCCGACACTACCGAGCGGTAGGAGAAGGCGCTGGAAGCAACCGTCAATGCGCTGGTGAAGGTGGAGGAAGTCACGAGAGCGAGCAAATCTCCAACCATCTGCAATCCGAGCGCGTGCGCGGCTGCGCCGGCGAAACGCTCGATCAGGTTGATGTTGGAGCTGGTGCGCTCTTGATCGTCCACAGAGTACGAAACGTGCTTGAACTTGTTGAGAGTGATCTGCACGTCTGTCTGAGTGGTCGCAGATGCTACGTAACCGTTAGCCTGGGAGTAGTCCTGGGCGGTCGTCGCAGAGATGCGGTGGGTGTAGATCGAGGCGTTGTATTTAGCCGCTTCGCTGCTGAAATCCGTGACGGAGTTCTTCAGGAAGCTGTAATCCGCCACGAGGATCTCGAGAGCCCTCTGAGCGATTACATTGGCATTCGTTGTTCCGATTGAGTTGGCCATTGTAGTGTTCTCCTAGTGGACTGGATTACAGTCCGAGTTTGCGGAGCAGTTCCGACCGACGGGCCGGATTCTTTTCCGCGTTGAATTGATTGAGGATTTCTGCCCGGCCGAGCGGTTGGCTCGATTCAGCGGGAACCGCCACTGCGCCAGCAGCGTCGGCCTTGGCTTTTTCCAAAGTGATAGAAGTTTTTTCGTCAGACTTGGCGCTCATTCCGTAAGGTTTGGCCATGTCTTCGGCGGAAGCTGCAGGAGCTTCAGTCACGTCCTGAGTTGCATCCGCTTTCATAAGAGCAAGTAATTCTGCAAGCATCCCAGCGATATCGGTCAAAGTAGGTTCTGCCATTTTTTCCGCAGGCTTGTCGGCGGGCACTTCGGCCAGTTCGGCTTTCGGTGCTTCGACAACTGCGGGAGTTTCAACGGCAGGAGCTTCGAGTGCGGGAGCTGCCACGACGGCAGGTTCGCTAAGCTCTTTTTTGACTTCGACAGGTGCTTCGTTCATTTGAAGTTTTTTCATGTCAACTGTTGAGAAAGCAGAAAACATACCTGCAGGATTTGCAGCAGGTTCGGAAACGATCGAGCAATCGTAGATCTCGGTTACCCGTGCAAAGCGATTGCCTGCAACCTCCTCGGGTACGCCGCTAAAGGTGAGAGACATTCCAAAGCCTTCTGGCAACACTTGCGCCAGGTGTTGAACGAACTGTGCCTCGTTAGTATTAAACAGAGTCAGATCGCCCATGAGCCGGTCGCCTTCAATTCTAAACCCGTCAATATATCCAAGGATTCCAGTAACGGGTGCACCGTGGCCCATGGTGACTTTGATCCGCTTCATGGATTGCGCTACGGCCAGCGCCTGCTCTAACGACTTTTCGTCGATTAAAAGGTTATGCCCACGGGCTTCCCCGATGGTGAGAATTGATACGTTTTTGAGTTTGTTGGCCATGCTGGCCAACAGGTGTCAAATTAGTTCCGGCTAAAAATTGGTCTTTGAGAAGCAGGGTTTGTAGGTTCTGGAAAAATGGGGTTGTAGACAGGCTGCCCAGGCTCGGGTGGTGTGTGCATGTCATGAATTGCCTTATTGATGGCATAAGCCAAATGGGCGGCTTGTTCGGTTTTTTTCATGTACAGAATTTGATTGTTTAGGCCGCCAAATTTCAGCTCAACGTAAGGGCGGCAAGATCCTTGAATGATTTTCCAAAGGATAGCAATCGACATGCACGCAATAGTTACGCCAAGCACGGGGCTTGTTCGGCATGCAACAACTCCGAACAAGATTCCGAACGCACTTAGGAAACACCACATAACGCTACCCAGCCCCATGTTCTCACAGCCGTGGGCAGTGCCGACAATGGATGCCAGGTTGTATGTTTGATTATAGGGATGGCCCACATTGATAACTCGACCAATTACGCTGATCGATCCGTCATCAAAATAAACTGAGCTTGTATCTGGTGCGCTATCGTCCACGCCCTAATCGTATGGGCAACTGCTGTGCGTACAACTATTTTCTTTTGCTAGTTCTTGGTTTCTTATCTTTTAACCCGACGGCCTTGGCAACCATATCCAGCTCTTTAGAGGAGAGGTTGAAGTCTGGATCGTCCTTCATTGTGAAGGATTCCGACAATACTTCATTAACGATTTCTTTGGGTTTAGCCGATAGCTCCGCATCTGGCCCAGCGTTCGGGTCTTTCTCGGGATTGACGGGCGTGGGTTCGTCGATTGCGGGTGCTTCTTTGACTACTTCCACAGGGGCCGCGACGTCGGTCTGTGGAGTCACGGTTCCAATAGATGCAATAAATTCACGCTCTTTAGCGATTTGCCTGACTTGCTCTTCCCAATCAAGGCCGAGCTCTCCGTAGTAGCTTTGAAGGCAAGATAGCCCCGCTTTATAGTTCTCCCGTTCCTGCTGTGCCTCTCTACCTGCGTCCACAGTCAGCGACTTCGGAGTCTGCCACGTAACCTTTGCGTAGTCCTCAATCGCGGGTAGATCACCGTTAGCGATTGCACCGCCGATAAAGTAGCGCCATGCACGATTACAAAATCTATCGATGAGTAAGCGTTGCCGTTGCTCAAATCTACGCTGGGCTTTTGCTACAATAAACCGCATCCCTGCCCCGCCGACGCTTGCTGGGTCGTACACAAATTCAACAGGCAAGCCTAGGCCCATAGCCACATCACGAATCAGAAACTTGGCGAACGGCTCAAAGCCTGCGTGGGGCCGATTAGGCCCAATCATCTCAATCTTTTCGCCAGGTGAAAGGCGCGGGATGGTGGCCGAGCTAGTAATCTCCTCGCGGGCAATGGTTGGCTCGCCAGTGTCTTGAGCCTGCACGGTTCCAAAGAATCCACCCTGCCCGGCCAGCTCGTCGCCTTGGTCGGTGGTGATCACGGCGGCAATCGATCCCTGCAATTTCAATGCGTCCTTCTCAAACTCGCCCAGCATTTTTAAATCACGAACGTGGTTAAGAGCGCGGGCGAGTGAAGAGCCGCCACGAATCTGATCGGGCCGTTCCAGCTCCATTAAATGAATGACGGTATCTGCGCCCAACTTACGGTACAGCTCGCCCGTCTGAACTAAATATCCAGTAGGCTCGCCAAGCTTGCCGAGGAACACGCCGTCTGATGTTCCGTAATCTTCGCCCTCACAAACGCGGTGACCTTCGACAATTTGTAGCTTCCCCTTTTCCGTCATAATGACAAACACGTCGCCGTCCACGTCGATCGATCGAGATAGCGCCAGCAGCATATCCGTCCACGTCATCCGGCCGGTAACCTCTGGCGACGGCACCACCACGTCTCGCCAGTATTCCTCGCACAGTCTGCCGAAATCTTGATCTGCCCCGCGATATTGTGGGCGTAACCCTGGGCCGATGGAATAGGTAGCAATGGAATCTACCGCCCCTTTGATTAGCCCAACGTTGCGGTACATATGCCGGGCGAGCTTGAGCAGTTCAACCCGTGTCGCTTCGTTTAGATCTAGCCGTGAATCGCGGGCATGAGCGCCATAGATGACGGGACGCTTCCGAGAAAAGCCTGCGCCTTCGTAAGGCTGGAACGTGCTAATGCCTGCGCCAAATCCAGCGCCGAACGCTTTGATCCCTGCGCCCATCCGGGCCACGAGTGAAAGTTTCTGCGCCATAATTAGCTATCCAAAATGTAAGAAAATGAGGCGCTAGTGCGTGTGACCTGTACGCCGTTTAGGTAATCGATTGCGGCCTGAAATAGCTCAACCCGTTCGGTCGGTTTAAGATCGATCTGGAAGCTGGCCGATTGCCCGCCCGCTGAAGATCCGACTAGGGCACGGCCTGATGCTGCGCCCGTCATTGCCGCATTGCGGTCAGTGGCAAGGTTAGTCAGGGCGCTTGCGGTAACTCCGGAGGCTTGTGCCAGGTAGTTCGTCGCAACTGCCCGCGTGAGTCTGCGGGAAATAGCCATCACGACGCCACGGGTGTCAACGATTCTTCATCTAGTGAAGCGGTTGGCCTAATGACTTTTCCGTACACAGCAAAGCCAGCCAAATAAGTTTCGCAATCGTATAAGTGATCCTGCCTGCTTTTGATTCGTATCCATTCGTAGTGATCGCGCCCTGTCTTGCGGTTAATCCGATGCACCTTTTTGTGGCTGCTCATGTGCTCCCGATAATCTGCGCTTACGTCATGCGCGATCTCCCAGCGTGGCCCCTGCCCTCTCCGCAACCATGCCAGCAAGTCCTGACAGGCCGGCGAGCTTAGAAGCAAAAGCATACAGCCTGCGTCAGTGGGCTGTTCAGCGGAATGTACCGACTTCATCCGCCCGCGTGGCGTTTCGATCCAGTAAGCAGGACGTTCTTCGCCCTTTAGCGCAGTCCACTTGTAGCGTGCACAGATTCGATAGGAGTCTTGCGTCTCGTATCCGCTATCCATTGCCGTGTGCTTTGGCGGTACGCCCAATGCGTGCAAATGTTGCGCCACGTCCTCGATCGTTCGTGCTCGGCCTTCGTCAATCAGTCTGCTCGTTCCATCCCTGGCGAATGCTCTTACTACAAACCAATACTCGTCGATCTGTCTGTCTATGGCCGCCAGTTTGATATGTTCCGTTTCCCAGTCCTGCTTTTTCGCAAATGCGCCAGCGGGAATGTCGATTGTTTTGTCGTCATCAAACTGATCTTCCCACGGCATCGCGCTCCATCCGTTCACGAATCCTTGCAAGCCGTGCAGATAATGCTTTTGAGTTAGGAACTGTTTGGCGCAGTCGGCGAAAGTGACGGTGGGCGAGTACCAGCTAGGCAGTCGCATGCTTCGCCTACCGCGTTCTGCGTTTGGATTTGCGGCAACCCACTTGCCCTGCTCAACGGCTGAGCGCCTGTGGCCCTCAGTCCACGGCTCATTACACTTTGTGCAATGGTAGGCGGCCGTCTCACCCACTTTCTGTAGATCCCATTTGCCGTCAGGATTGCGTGCGCTATCTGCCCAACGCACTTGCCCAAACTCCATCGCCTGCATTTCGCCGCAAGCGTGGCAAGGGACGTGGAAAGTTTCCTGCGTTCCTGCCTGATAGTTCTGCCATATATCGCCCGTGCTTAACGTTGGAGTGCTAGTCAACACATGCTTGCGGTTGGGGAAAGCCTTTGTCCGTTCCAACGCCAGATTGTAAGCGGCCGCTTCCCGTTCGGTCGGTGGCGCAAACTTGTCCAGCTCGTCCAATACCGCAATGCAGATCGGGCGGGAGCTGATGTTGGCCGGGCTATTCGATCCCACCAGGCTAAGAGTCATGCTGGTAAACTGCATCTCTAGGATTTTGAAATCATCGCTGTCGTATGGGAACAGCGCCCGCACCGGCTTGCACTTCTCAAAGATCGGAGTCAGTCGCGTTTCGCTGTAGCTCCTAGCCAGATCCGCGTTCGGCATTACAAGCAGCGCAGGCGCTGGATCGTTTGCGATTCTGTACGCCAGCCAGATGGCCAGAGTCAGCGTCTTGCCTGTCTGCGATCCCCAGCAAAGACTAACGGTATGGACGCCCGGATCGGCCAGAGCTTCCAGTACGCCCGCCACGTAAGGCGTGTACTTGGTTGAGTAAAGACCTGGGCGAGCAGTTATCCTGCTATCTAGCTGGATGTTTTTTTCGGCCCACTCGATCACAAACGGAGGTGGCTCAAAGTTCCAGCGATCACGCTCGCGTTTTAGTAGCTGTTCGGCTGCCTTCACAGCGCTGCCTGCACTTGTCGCATTACTTGCCCCACCTCGTTCTCCACCTCTTTCTGGATCTCGGCGGCTGGCCGGTGGGCGCAGATCGGGGCTAGGCGTTTGGGCATTCCAAGCAGTAGCGGGATTAGGGCGTTAGTCCGGCGTGCCAGTATCTTGTCTGCCTCGTCGATCGGCACCATTTTGCCCTCCGCCTCGTTGATGTCCGGCCGATCGCCCTTCATTTTTCGCAGTGCCTCCACGACGCGAGTGTAATCGCCTATCAGCGACGACCGCTCCGGCCCGCTCGCCTCCTTGGCTGCCTCGCCGAGTGTAGCCGCCAGTGATTCAAGTCGATCGATCTCGCCGTCTAATCCTATCCCAGCGATCGGCTTCATAGGCTTTGCGGCCGCAATCGCCTGCCCTTTCTCAAGCTGGCGACGGGCTTGGCGCAAACCGACGCCAGTGGCAGCGGCTTGAGCGAGAATTGCGGTGTTTGGTCGGCGTCCCATAGGGTCTAACTATGTTTTTACAAACCACTCGAAAAAAAAGTGGCAGATGCAAGCACCCCGTTTGCCCGCCAATAGCAAAAAGATTCCTTAGGCACTTGTATAAGCTGGCCTAACTAGGCCGCCCCCCTCAGGTCGTTGTAAGCCTTAACGATCGGCTCGGCCTCCGCAAGGAATTGCTCCTTCAGCGCCTTATCCTGGGCAATAAATTTTGCGCCTCTCGACGCAAGCCACTGCCTTGCTTTCATAATAGGAAACAGGAAGTGCTTGGGTTCGCTTGGCTCACTCATGGTAATAGGGTCGGGCAGTATGCCGATGCGTAGATAAGTCTGACGCATAAGGCTTGGATCTGCATCGCCACTACTCAGTCGCTTCTGAGTGGCTGCGACTTTCTCATATCGTTTGCCAACCTCCTCAGTAATCCCTGCCTCCTCACATATAGCCTGCACGTCCTTACCTTCAGTGCGTGCAACCGCAATGATCTCGCCGGCGTCAGATGCCAGCGAGATAGTCCTGCCTACCAGCTCTATCGCCTTGTCCCGCGTTTCGTTTAGTTTGTTTATTACAGATAGTAATTTCATTTCTTAATACCTTTCTTTAATGCGGCCATATTAAATTTAGGCGCTTCACGCCGCCGCTTGGCGTGGACGCGGTATGCTCGTTTTCGGTAGGACTCGCGGGCCTTCTCGCTTTTCTGCGATCGTGCTCGGATACCCAATCGATCATAGACTTCTGTGACTTTCTTGCTGATCGCCTGCTTAGTAATGCCGTAACGCTTGGCCACGGCCGTCATAGATTCAGGCGAACGGTTAAGAGATATGTTTAAGACCGCATGCCCCAGCGTGTCCGTTCGGTTGGCCATAGCCGGGTGATCGGCAGACTTATCCATAAGGTGCTCTATCACTTTTGTGATAGTCGCAACCGTTGAGGTAGTGGCCGTAATCTTAAGGTCATCGCATGACTCAAAGACCAAGTCTTGCAAGCTGTCCATCATGCTTGCTGGATGCGGAATAACCGCTGGGATTCGTTCGATTGCTTCCTGATCTATCATATTAGATTAACCTCGCTAGTGCAGTCGTTAGTGCAGTAATGGAAATGGTGTAATGCATTAGTGCAATAATAGGCCCTAAAGGGCCTTTATTACTGCACCTACATGCTCCACAATACTGCACTAGTGCAATAAGGGTTACTGCACTAACGTTAAAATGGCTCATTTGTCACCTTTTTGCTGAATAAACCAGCTTCAGTTTCTTCGATTAAACCGTCCTCTTTAGCCTGCTTCACACGGGCCTTCGCTTGCCGTTCCTGCAACCCGGTGGCTTGTTGTACAAATGCTACCACTTGGCTGTATTTAGCCCCTTCGGGTAACTTGACCCAATCGATCGACATAGCCTTCCGGCCGACTGACTTTTCAGGCTCCCCTACCTCAATCCAAGCCATCCCCCTATCGGCATGCTTTAAGTGAACTAAAGGCTGCGTCTTGCTGGCTATAAAATCGCTCGCAGTAACGCCAGGACGCAAGCCTGACCGCTTTCCGCGCTTGGTCACCTCAAGCTTATATGTGTACGTTCCTTGCTCATCCTGGCCACAAGGCGACAACATTAAAACGGCTCTTGCCCAATTCGTCAGCTCGCTCGATCCAAATCCGCTATACGCCTTATCGTGCCCCTGGTAACCGCTGCCGTCCCGTGTTGGCTTTGGCGTATGGTGCATAAGCATCCAAGCAAATCCGCCAGATAGGGCGAGCGGGTTAAGCAAATTACGCAAAAAGCCTCCGGCCGTCTCTTGGCTGGATAAGTCGCCACCGATAAACGCCAGCAACGGATCTACCCAGGCTAAATCGGGTTTATGTTTTTCAACCAAGCGTCGCATCCTATCGACGAACCGCTCACCCGTGGACGTGCAATCGCGAACGATCACGATGTTTTGCTTAACACGCTCCAGCTCCTCTGGGGTCAGATCCAGCGCCTTTAGAATGCCCTGCAATGCCTCCGCCACATCGCCTTCATCATTCTCTGCTTGTACGATAAGCGACTTCAACGGCTTGCCGTGTGGCGATATGCCAAATAGATCACGCCCGGCCGCCCACGTGATTGCTGCCTGTAAGCACAGCACGCTTTTACCCAAGCCGCTACTCCCCACCCACAACGCCGAACCGCCACGGCAAATCCACCGCTTGCCTAGCAGTTGCGTTATGTCGGCATCTTCCTTGAAATTTACCAACTGCTCCCAGCTATAGGGCTCGGGAATATCTCCGTAAATCGTGCGTTCCATCCATTCCATGTAGGTCAGCGTCGGTGCGCCACACTCGACCAACTCCTGCTGCAATCCTGTGGCCGTACGCATAGCGCCCGGCAACCGCGACAACCGCCCTGCGTCCTTGTTGGCAGGATCGGGCTTACTGTGCTCTAAGTGCTTGTAAATAAAATCCACACGCTCAGCAAATTCCTTGGCATTGGCTGCCCGAATCTCCACCCATGCGTGCAGACTTCGTGATCCGCTCTTTATGATGGACGACGTAGGCAACTCGCTGCGCTTAATGATCGCCCACTGTTCAGCCATCGTGCTTTCATCAAACTCGATTAGGCAGTGGCGGTACTTAACAATCGACTCCGCTTTTCGATTCTTTCCGTTGTTAGCGTTGATTGACACATACACGCCGACTGCATCCCCTTGCCATTCCTTCAACCCGTCGGCCTTAAACAGCTCTAGCCATTCCTCACGGCTTCGCGTCTCGCCTGCACCATCCGGCCGCTCGCGGCCGTCCTTATCCTTAATCGATCGGCAGATATTTATATAATCACCCACGTCGAAACACGTAGTCAGGAACTTGTCGACCGGCCCGCTCTCCACGCTGATCGGCATAGGCGGCACTGGTAGATCCTCACGAACGATCGCCCCGTTCTGATAAGCATACTTGGCCTTTGGCTTCCACGCCTCCCTGGCTGGTTTGCTGAATGCAGATCTGACTGCACTTACGGCCTCATTCTGCGATAAGCCCACCTTAAAAGCCCACTCCTCTGCGTTGGTCGTTGCGTCGAACTCCGTCAGCCCTTGGTCGCGCCATTGGCAGGCCAGCTTGAAAAGTTGCGTGTTGCGTTCGCCTTCAGCGGCCCCGTTGCGATGGATGGCTTCGATAGCCGGCGGGAGTGGTGCGATCATTTTTTCACCAAACCTTCCAACGCTTTCTTAATCACGTACACGATCACTGCCTCTTTATCTTTCTTTAACTGCTTCAGTCCAAATGCGTGCAATGCCTTGGCCGTCCTAGCGTCATAGGTTACATCGACCAGAACCTGCTTTGGTGCTGGCCGTGATTTGCCAAAAGTAATTTTGCCTAGATCCTTCATTTGCGTTTTCTCCTTTTTTTGCGTGGCTTCACTTCCTTCCAAATTTCAAAGTCCTTGTCGGAATCGACGGACAACAGCATCAGCCTCTGATACAGCCACCCGCCCCAGCTCCACCGGGCAATCGTGTGGCTGGCCATGTCTCCCAAGTAATAAAACAAAATTGAAAGCAGTTTCATTTTTTGGCCTCCATCGCCTTGGCCTTATAGCCCTCGGCCTGCTTCAGCATTTCCGTAGCCATAAGAACGGCCAGATCCAGCCGGGTGCGTACTGCATCGTACTGCTTCTTCAGCAAATTCTTCTTCGCACGTTCAAGCACGGCGAGATGCCAGGTGAGGCGTTTTACGCTCATAAATTTTCGTACTTCTCCATAAAAGGAATGTCGTAAGCGCAATGATTTCTAAATTCAGGAATTTGCATCATGGTTTTATGCAAACTCTGTGCATCGACCTTGTCCCTGATAACTGCGTGATGAAAAGCAACCATCCAGAAAAGACCTGCACCCATTGCCTGCATTTTTATTGGGTCGCTTTGCCACACCATTGCAAAGCCATGTGTTTTTTCAAATGCGCTTAACAATCCATCGCCTTGTTCAAACAGGCACGAATGCTTTGTGCCGTAAGCATAGGCCAAAGACACGCTCACCACTGCCCTATTCCCCACCGCATCCGATTGTTACGGGCGATGATCACTTGTTCTGCGTACTGCTCCGGCGTATAGGTACAGATGACGCGGGCGGAGAACATGGTCAAAAGATCTTGCAAGCTCACAGCACCGCCTTCGGCAGCGGCCCAGCCAGTTTGTAGTGGTACTTGCTGGCGTCGTATTCCAGCGGATAGTTAAAGAAGTCACGCAGCAGATCGATGTCCCGCTGGATGGTCTTGTAGCTACATTCCAGCTTAACGCCCAACCTGGCACAGCTCGGCAGCGTCAGATCCCGGCGCAACATGCCAGCGATCACGCCAAGGCGGCGGAACGTTGGCCTTGTATCCCCAAGGCCAGCAGCACGATTGCGTTTAGATGCGAGCCTAGCGGCTTTAGTGCTCACTTCATCACCTCCACCATCGCCACCTTCGGCAGACGCATTGCCTTAAACTGTTTCTCACTTGCGGCAAACACGTCCACCACCGGCAGCTTCCCACCGCTCGCCTTCTTGCTCTTAACGGCAGTGCCTGTATCCACGGCCACCCACTCACGCTTTCCGCCCATCACGCGAATCTTCGACCACAGCGGAATGATGTCGGGATCGACGGCGCAATGACGACCAGCCCGCAACCTGGTGCCCGTGCTGGATTGGTATCGACTGCTCCACTCGTCCTCACCTGGCCAATAGCCAGTGATGCGAACTTTGATTTTTTTCACGTCGATCTTTTTGGCGTCTGGCCTTAAGTCAATCATCACGTTTGATGCCTGCGTCACTGGGAACCCAAAGAACGCCAAAAACGTCAGCACTACGTTGCAAAGCGCTCTCATAGGCCAGCCCTTATTCGTTCGATTAAATTGTTCTCGCGTCCTTCAGCAGCCGCCAGCGCAGCCTTTGCCTCTGCCAGCTCACGGGCCAACGAGCGCACGCGGTTTAGTAACTGCTCGTGGGTGGATTGTTCGGGTAATAGTTCAATCACAACTTTACCTCACGCGGGTCGTACTTCTTCAGCCAGCGCCACACCTTGCAGATCGACGTGAACGCCTCGAACGCCTGGGCAACTTGCTCGGCGGTGTAGCGGACGTCCTGCAACTGGCCGGTGATTGGATCGATTAGAATGTTTCGGCAAGCCATCCCGTCGTCGGTAAATGCGTACGCATAGGCACTGAGCTGCAAAAGATCAGTTTCATAGCCAGATGCTTTTGAGACGCCCTTTGCGTCTTTCTTAAATTTCCTTGTCTTAAAATCAATAACCTCCATCTCACCGTGGATCTGGGCGATCAAATCCACCCTTCCTGCGTAGCCTTCCGCCTCGTTGACTAGCACGGACTCGCTGGCGTGAACTTTAGTCACGCAACACTCACGCCATTCTTTTAGCCCTGCATAATGCTCCTCGTAGCCTTTGACTAGATCACCCGGCTCCTGCCGATTGATTATCATTTCAGCTAGGGAATGAATGTGGGTACCGCGGGCAGCAGCGGCCTCCACTTCCTTGCGGCTGTCCAATACCACTCGCTTGGCAAAATCACTGTCTGCCTCGCCATCGTTCCGTGGTAGCGACAGGGCGGATAGAATCGCCTGCTCCTCTTTCCAATTCATCAGCCCCTGCTTGCTGGGGCCAGCAGCTCCGAGAATGGTAGTGACGGACGGAAAGGCACCCACCTTGCGGGCGGATCGCAAATCACCGTGGCACGACTCACCCGACGCTAGGTAGTAGTGCGACGACTCCGTCTTTGCCGTCGCAATAAGCGCAGTCATTACTGCCAATCTTTCAGCAATCGCATGGCCATAAGGGCCAGCACGACTGCGGTTGTTGGGAATACGATTTGAACTACTAAAGTTAGGATTTCCATTTTGGTATTCTTTCTGGCCGAGGTGGGGATTGCCCACCCCGGCCAAGTGCTCAGAACGGCACGGGAGTTCCGTCGGCATCTAACTCGACGACGGCTGGTTTCGGTGCGCCCGGACGATTGCATTTCCGAACGAAGTCCTTATCGACTTTGATTTTGTTCGCTCCGGCAGGCAGTACCGCCTGTACGTTTGCGTATGTAGAGCCATCACGCTCCGCATGTGTCACAAGGATCTGGCACGGCTTACCGATTAAGGTTTCCAGATCCAGATTCTGCGGTGGCGCCTTTTTCGCGTAGGATTTCAGATCTTTGAACAAAGCTGCCTTTTCATGCAGGCTAAGTCCGTAACGCCGGCCGATGGTAAACGGCCGCCCGTCCTCCATCTTCTCGGCGATCTGCCAGACCAACCTGATCTGGTGCTTCTTTCCGTACTGCGTTTCAACTACGCCGAGATCCTCTACGTCGCAGAACACTGCATCGTGATTCCCTTCCGGGGCTGGCGTATATGTGCCCCCTCTTGATGCTACGATTGGCATATTAGGATTTCCTTTCTTTGTTTCTTTGTTTTTGTTTCTTGGATTTGCGGCGACTACTCATCGTCACAAAAATCGTTATTTCGGTGCGGTTGGTTTAAGTCTTGGAACTCGCGGTCGGCTAAGTGCCACGCGATCTCGTGCTTGCGGGCCAAGTCTTTGGCTTGCGCTAAGTCGCCACGATTGACTGCTTTCACAACTCGCTCGGCTGAGTTGCGACAGGCCATCACTTCAATGTTTTCGATAAGGCGGAATTTGGTTGGATCGGTCATAATTAGCCCCGTCGGTTGTTCCCGTAGTAATCGCAGAAACGGTGGAAGTCGTAATCGGAGTCACGCTCCTCGCGCTCGTAAGCCTCGGTTTCGTAGTCGGGTTTTTCGTTGTTAAATTTGATTGGCTCTTTTGGTTCGCTCATTTTGTTTTCTCCTTCATCGACAAGCGGAATGACTTAGCGGTCATCGCCACTGCTTCAGCCGTCAGGCACTTGGTTGTAAAACGCCAGATGCGCCAGCCCAGGTCGGCGGCTGCGCGGTATTTCTCGCAATCTTTCACCATTCCCATTCCCCGCCCGTGACGACCTCCGAACGGCAGGAATGCGCCTCCGTCCAACTCGATCGCACAGCGGGCGGATTTGCAGGCGTAATCAAAACGCCATTTGCGGGTCGGGTGGAACGTGTGCTCGGCCACTAGCTCCGGGCCCCCAGCGACTTTCCAAAGAACTAGGAACTTGCTGGCCAGTGCGCTCACAGGCTTGCCCCCTGTTTTTCAATTAGCCCTTTAAGGATGTCCTCAATGCGTTCCAGTCGATTGCGTAGATCGCGATGCTTTGTCTGCAGATCGATGAGCGCGGTAGTTTGGGAGAGTTGAGCCGATCCGTAGCTCTGGCTGGCACTCGCCGGCAATACGCCCTCTTGCTCTAGGTCGCGTATCATAGCCAATCCTTTAAATGCTTTCTGACTACATCGATCACCCAGCAGATCGTGCAAATGCAAACCACAAGGCCGCCGATCCCAGCTCCGACAAACAGCGCCCAGCCAGTAATCAGCATTGATACCTGGGCAAGATCCCGCATGACTTCCCAAGAGATCATTTGCTGGCCTCGTGCTGGGCGTGCCACATACGGCACACGGCAGGGTTAGGGTGATAAACGAACGCTTCGGGGCCAAGATCGTATCCGCCCCGCGAATTTAAATTTAGTTGTTGGTAGTGTGGCTTTTTAGCCTCAGTAATTACTGCCGTGTTACTATTTCGGCGTAAGTCGTTATAGTGACAAGCATCGGACGGGGTGGGATTTGAACCCACGGTTCTATCTCCTTCTTTGATTTGATTGATTATGCTTGGCACGTTCATTGTATATTATTGCGTTAAACTGCCCCAAATGTTACCCTTGTAACTATGGCCTATTCCTACATTAAGAAAGGCAATCCGTGGTTCTACATTCGTTTTAAAGATCCGTCCGGCAAGTGGCGCACTAAAAGTACCCGCTACAGAATCGACAACACCCTGCACCGCGCCAAGGCAACGGCCGAGGCCGCTCGACTTGGCGTTAATGAAAAGCGAAAAGATTGCGGCCACGAATGGGTTGATGATTTGATCGAAAATCATCCCGTTTCCCCTCTGACAAAAGTTTATTACAGAAACTGCTGGCGTCATCTTGCGAGGTTTATTAATGAAAAAAGAATAAGTCTGCAAGCGTTTTCTGCAAATGATTGTGAAATTTATTTGCGATGGCGTCAAAGCCTTCCCCGCACGTCCGGCGGTAAGGCTGGACGCAACCAAGCGTGCCAAGATTTGAAGATTATCAAATGGATTCACAGGCAAGGTAGATTGCTTGGAAAAATGGATTCTGTTGCCCTTCTGGATTACCGAATTAAAAAAGGCCCGATCGGCCGGGTTAAGCCCGTGTTTTCGGACAATGAAATTAAAATCACCCGGAAGGCTCTGGCCGTTGAAGGCGTGCCCGAATGGATGCGAGTCAGCTTTGAGATCGCCCTGGCTACTGGCTGCCGTTTGCGTGAGACGCAGATTCCTCTGGATTGCGTGGATTTGAAGAACCGTGTGCTTACCTTCCCCTGCCCCAAAGGTGGAACCGGCAAATCCTTTAGTATCCCAATCCCGGCCGCCATTGAACCCATGCTTGCCAAGATGAAGGCCGAGGGACGCGAGATCACATGCGAAGTCCCCCACACGCGAGCCTCGCTTTGCTGGCGTCGCTTGCTGGATATTTGCGGACTTAAACGTCACTGCTTCCACTCCCTTCGGGTAACCCGAGTGACGAGACTGCGGCTTTCAGGCTGTTCTCAATCTGTCGCCATGCGACTCGTGAACCACTCTTCGACGTTAGTGCATGAGCTTTACCAACGGCACTGCGTAGACGATCTCCGCGATGCTGTGAATTTAGGCCAGTCGTCTGCATTAGCCGCCAGCGATCAAAATCACTCGGAATTACCTTACCCGCGAGCAGCGGGAATCCCGGCAGTGCCTGCATTTGCTTAATCCGAACGTAGCCCAGCCCGTAAGCTGCACCTAGCTGGCGAAGGGAAAGAGCTCGGTTCTCCTGGCGGAGTTTCATGGCGGTTTCGTTGAGACGCCCCAAGCTCATAAGTATCTAGCTTTGCTCTCCCGATGCTTTTGCAAGCAGTTGAGTGATGAGCTGGGAAAGGGAAATACGACGGGCAGCAGCCAGTTTTTGCGATGCTTTTTTCAACGCAACGGGCAGAACGATGTTGGTCTTTTCCGCTTTTAAACCGCTGAGTGGACGACGAGGCATACGCCTTTGCTACGCACACACGGCGTATTAGCAACACAATTCTTTTTGCGATTAACTTTTTAATTTATACTTGAATGCGTAATAAATACGCATACAATGCTCCCTATGAAAAAGGTAAAAACGAACCTTACAATCGACCCAAAAGTAAAACGCAACGGCGAGCGACTAGCAAAGAAGGGCGGATTAAGTTTATCCGCTTTTATCACCACCCTGCTCGTCAAAGAGCTGGAAAAAGAAAAGAACCGCTAGGATTTGGGCGATTTGCCTGAAATAAGGCGGTAGTGCGGTATTTTTCGGCAATGGCCTAAAAATTTCTTCCCCTTTGAATCAACGTGAGGCAATCGAACCACATAACTTTTTTTCTCGGCTCTGCCGTCTTTAACCAAATGAGCTAAAAGTTTGTTTGCGTAATTTGCTGACTTACCCCAAAGCTCAGCGATCTGGTTTTTAGTTAACCAGCCATCGGGTACTACTTCCTGCCGATACCCAGCGACATACTCAGTCAGGACGGTTGCCCAATCCGATTTTACACCGGGTATCGCCATACTCCTCCTATGGGTGAAACTACGTTCACCGTGCATCCCTGCCCTCCTTCTACGTACTCGCCCCACGCTACTCCATGCTGCCATCTGGTAACGGATCGCTGGCGTCTAGCGTAGTGCATGCTGGGAATGTCTGCTAAGCAACCGATCGACCAGCCCACAGGCGCTCCAAAGCTACGGCCAGCAGTTCGATCTATCCTGTGCAGATGCCCCATTACGATAGGCTTTTGAACCATCTCCACATGATCACGCACCGCGCTGGATTCCGAAAACATATAGCCGTGGCCGAATGCCGTGCCTCCTAGAATGCGCCAACCTTTCTCTATATCGTAAGGGATATACTGCGCCTTTAGATCCTTGCACATATTATGGATCTCAGACTTCGCCGACGTGCAGCAATGAGCCACAATCGCGCTTGGCGAGTATTGTAGAGCCGTTAGGCGGTGCTCATGGTTTCCCTCAAATATGTAGCGTGGCGCAAGTTCTCTAACGAAATTAAGGCCAGCGTCGAAGTCCTCACGAATGGATGCGGTGCGCTCGGGAGAATCTGGGTCTTTCCTTGCGCTACCCATTAGCCCGGACAGATCAACAAAATCGCCTAGGTGGAGGATTGAATCGGCGTCTGGCTGCCACCGCCTTTTCATCTCTAAAGCAGCCTTGCACGCTGCGGCATTCGCTAGGTGTCCGTGGCTACAGCTAACCGCCAACCACCGCTTCCATTTGCGGATGACTTTCATTTCTTATCGGCCGCCGACGGGAATCCTTCCAGCACGGCCAGAATTTGACGGCAACTTTCTCGCGATTGTGCCGCGACCACGCTCTCATCGCTTGCTCCGATCAGCGCAATTTCCGCTATGACTGAGAGCTGCATCTTTAGGGTGTGTACGTAGGTACATAGATCGAGCACTTCCTCCCACGCATCTTTCCAGACGGGCCTACGCCAAAGCGCCCCACCGTGCTCCTCTTGCCCCTTTCGGTATTTGGCGTCCAGATCTCTGCTCAAATCGCGCACAATACCAGCTAGATGCTTCTCGTGTTCTGGCGTCACCGTGAACTCCACGGCCTGTTGCTGACTAGGCATGTGGCCTTGCTCTTTTTGCGGATGTCCTTGGCCTGCACTTGTTCCACAGGGTTGCGTGAGATGTCACGCCAGCTCTTATATTTGCTGGATTGAAGGTGGCCTGTTTCCCAAGAAATTGCTGCCAGCTCAAAGGTTACGCCCACGTGCTCGCCTAGGCGAAAAGCGGTTTCGTTGTCCCAATCGGCAATCCATAGATCCGCATTTTTGCCAGACTGCTTTAGCGGTACCCAATCAAACGCGAGGCCGTAGTTGTGGTAGCTTTCGCCTGGCTTAGCCTTAGTCACGATCTTACTGCTGCCGTCCGTTCTGCCTTTCGCATAAAGCGCGGCCTGCTCCTCCATGGTGCGACGGCCGCAATAGATGAGTGGCTCAATCCGGCTAGTGACCATCTCGTTAACCCATCCCCTAACCTGTTTTTGAAAGCTGGCGTCTAGGGAATCAATCGCCCGCAAGGTGCGAGAACTAGCTTCGGCAAGGCTGGTCACTGCCTCGCTCGCTCGCGTTCAGTTTCTGCCAAGCTGTCAGAAAGCGCTTTGAGCGATTCCGCAAATAAGTCTCGATAAGCTTGTGGGCACGGGGGGTTTGTTCGTTCCGCTTTGTCCCAGGCGTAGATGAAGTAGCTGATTGTGTCCGGGCTTGGCGGCGGACCGTCCTGCGTTTGCGAGGTTGTCGCACAGGAGCACAGTGCCAGGCTAAGAATCAGTAGGAGGGCGATGCGTCCACCACGCATTGATGTCTCTCTGTCTTTTGCGGCGTTCTAGTTCGATCGCCTCAAAGTTGCGTTGTAAGGGCGATTTGCGTTTTAAGAACCAGAGCACGATCCCAATTATTCCGCCCAACGCCGTTAGTATGCCGGCGATCATTGACGACTATTTTCGCGAGAAGCGTGAAATCACGTCCACTACAGCTTGCAACGCCTTCTCAGGCTGGTCGCCGGGGATAAGAGAGGCGACTGCGATGGCGGCGACAAGCACGGCCGACAAGGCGCCAAGATAGGACTGCCAGTTGCTTAGTATATTATTGATGATTTCCATGCCCCTAGCGGGGTGTCAAAAGCTGAACCGACGCTTAATTAACTCCCAAGCCGTGCTTACCACTGCCCCAGATGCCAGTGCGACCAGCCATAGCTTTGTCTTAATCGTGTGGGCGTCGCGTTCCATGTTAGTTAGACGGCCGTGATACTCGCCGAGGCTGGCCTGCGAGCGTTCGAGTAAATCTAAAATTACCGATTGGCGGGTTTCAATCCTTGCGATTGATTCTCGGACTAGGCTTAACCGTTCCGAAAGTTCGGCGACTTGGTCAGTGCTCATAGGGTTGCCGTTTCTGCGCCTTCCGCGATCCGCACCATCTCCTCGCCCTTTTCGTTGTAAAACATTTCGATATAACCCTCTGCCTCAAGCCAGCGCAGGCTGGCAGTAAATTCACGCCAGCCAGGCGTGTTGCGATCGTCGGGCGCAGTCATTCACTTTGCCTTCCCCGCATCTTCAGCCGCACCCATATCGCTGTATCGTGGTAGGGCGTTGTTGTCCGTGTGCCGTGGCGAGCAGGAGCAGAGCAAGAGGGTGAGGAGGAGGAGAGGCATTTTAGTAAACAGCCCACTTTGAGTTTAGGTATGATGTGATTTGAGATGATTCTAAAGATGATACGGCTTTGCGATAAACCAAAACCTCTGATATTGTGGAATTCCAAGATGCTCCATCTGTCCCGCCAGCAGAGTTTATCATATCTCCAATCACAAAGTTTACTAGATTTATATTAAGTGTAGTTGCGTAATCTGCTCCAACTGTATCGTTAATTTTTACATTAAGAAAAGAAGTGTCGTGTAATGCTCTAAAAACATAATACTGATTTGATATTGATAATGGGCTTCTATGCCCACTATTTTTCCACGATCCTATAACATTTTGTGTAAGATTACGAAGAAAAGGGATGTATTGAGTATCATCGTAATCGTTAGCACCAGAACTTCTTTGCGAAAATAATCTTGAATAACTTAATGCTGTTGCTGAATTATATTTAGCTACAATAAAAACTGTTTGTGTTGTATAATTTCTAGAAGAAAAACTACACGCTAATCTTCTGTTTGGGCTGAATCCAAGTCCGTTTCTATTATTTTTATCATTAACTATTAACAATGGAGGGGATGTATTTTCTGTTGCGTTAAATCCATTTCCACTTTTGTCTTCCCATCTTTTAACAGCAGAGCCATTCGTGCTTACAAAATTACCGCCACTTGTTGCGTCAAAAAGAGTATCTCCATCTGCCGCATCGAGCCATAAATCAAGTCCAGATACTTTACTTGGATTAAACATTCCACGCTTTTTTTGATTTACTGGTAATGGACTAGTTGCCGAATACAAAGGCATCGCCTACTCCTAGCTGATTTGGCTTACTCTAGCCGTTCCAGCCGTGGCAAATACTGCGGTATGAGCAAGTGAAAGTTGGCCTTGAGGGCATTCCCAATAATCACCCGCTGATAGGCGCACTTGGTAGGCCACGGTAGTGCAAGTCGCCCCGGGCGAAATATGTAGATTGCCTGCTCCTTCGTTAAATACTGTCAGGACTTCCCTACCATCAACCGCCGGTGCGATTGTGGTGGATGAAGTAAGGCTGGTGAAGTTTGTAGCAGAAACAGTCGTGCCTTGAGCTGGAAAGAATGTGACTACGGTATTGGAAATTGTGACGCCGTGGGTAACGCAAGAGCCGATGGTCACGGAATTACCAACGGTGACAGACGATATACTGATTGGAACTGTCCCGCTGATTGATGCGGTTACTGAACCTATCTGAGCTGTGCCAGCCGCAAGTGCGGGAAGGGACGCAAGAGACACGGCTTGAGTGGCTGGGAAATTTCCAATGGTGACGCTGTTGCCTACCGTTACAGATCCGATCTGCGCCGTTCCTGCGACTAACGCTGGGAGCGAGCTAACGGTGACTGTGGTAGATGTAAGCGAGACGGGTTGTGTAGCTTGAAAGAATGTTCCGCTAACTGGTACTGTACCAGAAATTGATGCAGTTACTGAACCAATTTGCGATGTGCTTGCCCCAAGTGTGACTGTCCCTGCTCCAATCGTGACCACTCCGATGCGGTTTGTGCCAGCGGGGAGTGGGTCTGTTACATAAACACCCATTTGGTTGTTTTCGCTAAAATTAAAAATACCGTTATATACTTCATCTGCAAAATTAGTTCCAGCCATTGCCGTCACCGTGCCAGCAATTCCAGCCACCTGATCGTCGTAATAGATAACAAGCGCAGCCGTGGTCGTTAGCCCGGCGGTAGTCGCAACCAGGGTGAGTGCGGTATTTGCGCCCGACGTAAAGGCGGAGGCGGTAACCGAGCTATCCGCAAAGTTATACATAATTCGCCCGCGATCGGCAGCAGTCACAAGCAGAAGTTGGTCGCGATCAATGTTTAGCCCAGTAAGCGTCAGGACGTTTGTGGTGGGCGAATAAGAATAATTAGGCCAGATCTGTTTCATTTTCTTGTGCTCCTTGTCATCCCAAGGCTATCGCAAGCGCTACGGCCGTGCCTGTAGTCACGCCAGCCGCGCCAGCTCCGCCCGTCACGATGGGCGTACCTACTGCAACCGTGATGCTGGCAGGGCCGCAAACTGTTGCGGTAATAGGCATTATTCGGTCACCTCACCCGCGATTGTGACGGATCCTTGTAAAAGGCGGACTTTAGTGGCGGCGCTTGTGGTAAGCAGTAGATCCCACTTTCCACCGCTGATAGGTAGGGATGAGGCCGTAGCTGCGCTTAACGCCAGAGTAAGGCTGCCAGTCGTGCCAGTGGCCGTGACGGCTGCAAAGCTTGCCAGCAGATTGCCGTTGTAGGTATCGCGGATCTGAGCGGCAGCAGTTGCGCCAACTAGGGAATACGTTGCGCCAGTGGAGTCTTTGACCGATACCTCAAGGGCAAGATCTACGCCTTGTTCAATAGTGAGATTATAAACGCCAGCGGCCATACTTCTGGATGGCGTGTGTCAAAGGGCTACCACTTGCTCACGGGGCACTGGCTAGTGGCTAATCTTGCTTTTACAAATATAACGCACCCGCATTTGTCGCAAAGCCCGCCCTTAAAATGCTCGCAAGTTTTGCAAGTGCCTAACCTAGTTTGTAGGTCTTTTTGATTTGTAAGTGGCATACCAGCTTTCGCCCAAATGGTAATGGATTTGCCTAGCTTTTGTGCCTTTCCACAGACATCGCAGGGCATTAATCAAAAGTTCTTTCTGAAATTATAGTTAATGAACCAGAGCCCGTGTGCGGTTGACCCGGATCATCATCATTAAAAAAAAGAACTGGTATAGAGCCGTTTAGAAAAGATAAATTTCCGTTGTATGGATAAAGCTGACTTGTATCTGCTATACATAATCTTCCGTTACCCGAACCGTCTCTCAACACAAACTGCATAAGAAAACCCGGCATATACAAATCGCCTTGTTGGAATGCACTAGAACCAACTTGGAAATAATTAATATCATTTCCGTTGTAAGCAACCGCATTTCCACAGACTAAATTGCTTAATGGCTCTACGTTTGTTATTGTTTGGTTAATTGAGAAAGTATTGCCCGTGAGAGTTTCGGTGCAGGTGGCTTGTAATTGAAGTGCTATTGGCTTCCAATATAGTGCCATAGCATCTGTCAGCGACAAATTAACCCCAAACCCACCAGTTGTAACGCAACCTGGGAATAGTTTTGGGAAGAGAAATGCCATAAGGATTTCAATAGGGCATTCGCCCTACTTAATAACCGATGACGGTGATACGGTAGGTGGCGGTGTTTACATCCCTAGAAACGCTGTCGGCATTGACGCAAGAAAGGCAGACGGTGTTGGCTTTATAAACTACGCCTTGAATTACTGCCCCTGCTGAAACGGCAGCAGGCAGTCCAATAAGCACAATATCATTCACCGCTGCGCCATTTATAGTCACATCACGATAATGCTGATCGTTCGCGCCTACTGTTCCAAATGTGACCGAGGTAAGAGTCGTAACTGTTCTCGGAGATTGCGGAAGCACTCCATAAGTCGCACCGTTTGCAAATAGGCCAAGATTGATTAATCCTGATACTACATTGATGTTTGTAGGCTTAGATATTGCGGTAGTACCATAAAAGCCGACATTATTCTGGCTACTAACAAATGCGGCATAACTCTCGGCAGAAGTCAGGTATGTACTTACCGCGGCCGGCACTGCACTGCCTGTGGTGATTAAATCTTTTCTAATCGTAACGTCTGTCTGTAAGATTGTTTTAGGCGTACCAGATTGCGTCAATTCCACCTCCAGCTTAGGAGTAATTTCATCTGCACTTGCTTCCGCAAAAAGCTCCTCAATTCCAGCCGTATTTAGGGTTACCGCGCTCTGTAAGAATGTGCCGTATATGACGCCACTGGTATCTAGTGTAAGTTCGGTAGTTACATTCTGCAGGCCAAGATCCCGAACGAATGAAATTGTATAATTGCCATTCCCTGAATCGACGCTGATATTGCCCGCACCGATTCCCGTGACGGCGCTTAATGCTTCCCTAAAGCTGGCGGCTGTGGCTCCGAGTGCGATCGCAGTCGTGCTGTTCGTTCCAAAGTTAAGCACAACCGAACCGCCTTCTGCGTCTGCGCCTGCGCTAAGGTTGTAGATTTCGTTCTGAGAGGATGATCCGTCCTGAAGTTTAGTCAGCGATACGATTCCAGCAGTAGGCGATGCGGTAAAAGTATCCGCATATACGGCAGGATTGCGGACTAATTTGATTACCTGCTGAGCTGGGATTCCTGTGGCTGGGTTTCTCCGAGTATTGATTAGAATCGAGCTGGTCGGGAAAAGTGTAAAAGCATCTCCGCCAAACGATAAGGCCGTGTTGGCCGTGGCGGAGGTAATTAAATAAACTCCTTGTGTGATCGATCCGAACGTGGCGACGGTAACGCCAGCCCCCGCGATTGCGCTGATTGCATTATATACCTGCGTAGTCGTTGCGTTGAATGAAATTGCTGTGGAAGTGACTGCGCCCAGGGTAAGTTTAAATTGTCCGTCGGTAGGACTGTCTTCAACGCCACCGATCCCAAGTTTTACCGAGATTCCGCTAGTGTTTAAGTCCCTTAAAAAACCGCCAGAATCGCGTTCACGCAGACGCACGCGGAGGTTATACGAGTCGTTGCGGGTTAATGTAGGTAGCGCTCCGTTAATGGCCGATCCGCCCGTCAGTAACTCCCCTTTAGTAACATCAATATAAAGATCAAGTGACTGCGCCATAATGCTTTTCTTGTGTCAATTTAGGTTTTCTGGACAAATACCTTAATCGTATCCGGCACACCATTTTTGCACACGTTTAGCTCTTTTACTTCCGCATTATCTAAAGAGATTCTGATTCCATCTGTTTCCTCCACGACTTTTAAAAAACTGCCTGCTAGGGGTTTGATGCCCTCAATCCTTTTAATAATCTTATTAAAGAATTCTAGGTTTAGCTTCCCGGCCGTGATCTCTTTAAGGCGTGCCGTGGCCATATTAGCTTACCGATACTGACTCAAATGATTCAGCGTATTCATTGACGACAACCACAAATATTCCACGCTCTTCAGCCTGAGAAGAAACTAAAACATATCCATAGTATTCAGATACTGAATAACCGCCAGGAGCGAAAAACGAGCTTGTTTGAACTGGATTATTTCCAGTGCTGTATGGATCACGAGGATTTGCCGGTAAAACAGTTCCATTGATTGATTTTGGCATTGGAACTTTTGATGTTTGTCCCAACCCAAGAACTGTGCCCGCTGGAAGTGCTGAAATTATTTTGCCAATATTTGTATCACTAATATATTCAACACTAATCACGCAAGGTGGGCCAAATACGCCCTTATCCATTTGCGGAATTATGCGTACCAACGCGGGAGGCAAGCCGCTTGCGCTTGTTAATCCGACATACGATACCGTCATTTCACTCAAATCCCCGTCGATCTCTTTAAAAGCCACATTTTCCACAGCCATGCGGGCATATTTGTTAGAAGCTGTGCTAAATTCTTTATGCAAGGTTTCAAAGTCTGGCTGGATTGTTGTCCTGTCAGCCGTTCTGATCGTGTAGATTTCGTTAATAAATTCCAGCCCATTGCGCTGAGTGGAAAACTCATTCCTTCGCAGTATCTTCTGCCCTGACGCTGGGGAGCCTAATATGACAGCACTCATACGGATACGATTGGCGAAGAGGTTATTTTTTGAAGTGCTGTATCTAGCACTTGGTAAATATCCGCAAGCGTTTTTGTTCCCTTAGATTCTTTCTGCGCTTCTTTTTTAATAAATTCACGACGCCTGCTTGTCATGTCTCGACGATCTCCACTTTTTGTAGTAGCGCTTGTTTGTTCCATCACCTTGGCGTCGAATTCTTTACGGTTTACTTGTTGCTGTTCTTTGGCTGCCTTTTTTCGCTCTTGGTCTACCATTGAAGAAATTCCGCGATCGCCTAGCCCGCCTGCAAAGTTAAGCACTTCCCCTGCTGCGCCCCCGCGTGCTTGCTGCTCAAGACGCGGTCTCCTCATGGCGGCATCCTGTTCCTTCTTTTGTAATTCAGCCTGATCTTTCTCGGCTTTCATTTTTTCCTGCGCTGCTTTCACTTCGAGATTGGCCGCTTCTAACATTCTTTCGCGCTCCGTATCCCTTTTGCGCTCGTATGAATCGTTAGCCAGTTTTTTCTCGGCGTCTTCGCTTTTAAGCATGCTTAACGCCAAGTCAGTCCGCTCTTTAATTGCGTCTTTCTCGGCTTGTTCGACTTCCTTCGCGGCCTTTGCTTTAGCGGCTTTGCCTCCGGCCGTGCCGCCCTCAAGATCAATTGGCTTTGCGCCAGGCTTTGCACTTTTTACTTTAAAGGAAGCAAATTGTTCTTTATTCGCCTCCTTCATGATTTCTTTTGCGGCCGCAAAGTTGCCAGTAATAGCTTCACTCATAGCAGCTACAGTCATAGTGACCTGCTCGGCCATGTTCTTAATTGTCGCAATGAATGGATTTACGAATTGAGCGGCTGAACCAAATGCAATAATCATTGTATTTTGAAACTTCTTAATTTCGTCAGACGCGGCTCCGAGCTGTGCGATCGTTTCATCCGACCAAATTCCCATTTCATCGCCCATTTGTTGAATTGCCCCTGGCCCCATTCTTAACGTTTCCATTAACGCGCCTACGCTTTTTCCAGCGACTTCTTGTGCCATAGCAAATGCCTGAAGCGGATCGTTTGCTCCTGCGACGGCTTCGCTTAACTTGAAAAATATATCTTGCGGAGACATGCCCTTCAATTGTTCAACACTAAGTCCTATATCTTTAAATGCCTGTATCATGGCATCATCACCGCCGATCGCCTTCCCAGCATTGACTGCGAGCTTATTCATTGCGCTTGCAACGTCTTCAATCCCAGCGCCTGACAGTGATGCGGCATTCCCAACCTCTTGCAATGCGGAAGCGGATATGCCAAAGCGATTCGCCAAATCTTGCAGTTGATCGCCCTTCTCAATCGCAGAACTAAAACCAGAGATTATTTTATCAAAGGCAAAGCCACCGGCTAACATTGCCCCAGCCTGCTTTGCAAATTTGTCCAAGCTGGCATTTGCCTGCTGTAGACCGCGATCAAAGCCTGATGCGTCTAAAGCAAGTTTGGCTGTGGCTGTGGCGTCCATTTAGGCAAGTCCTGCTTTTTTGGAATTATGTTTCACAATGGCGATCACGCTTTTGGCTAATGTCTCTCGCTGGATGTCAAGGCTCTTGCGTAAGGCGGAACGTCCTAATGCCCTGCCTATCCACGGGATGCTATTCGTTAGCTTAACGTACTTGTCTGTAATAACTACCGAGCCACTTCCATATTTTGATATAAGCTTTTGCAGCCAGTTTTGAATTGAGCCAACGCCTTTTACGCTGTCAAAACCTCCAAGCCTTGACGCACATTCGGCCCATCCAGCCTTTGCGATGCCTACTTTCTTTTGCGTTTCTTTAATATATTTTTGTTGTTGAACTTGCAAAATAAAACCACGGTTAGCTGCCGTATGTCGTCCAATGTTAAGATCTCCCTGACCTGCTCTTCGCGTTCTTCCGTCGCCTTTGTTTCTCATGCTTTGATGGAATCGCTTAATACTGGATGAGTTTAATTCCACGTCCTCTTCTTGTAGCCAAACCTTTCCGTCTTTGTTTGTAAATCGACGCCTAAAGGCAGCGGGATCTAATTGCTTCATACGCACCGCCTCATTCATCCAATGCCTATTTAAAGGCTTAGTAATTGAAGCAATGTCGTCTAAAACTGCATTTTCGCCTTTTTTTCTGGCCTGTGCGTTTAATCCAAAAGGCTGAGTTGCATTCGCTAGCCTTACCGCAAGAGATCTGCCCGATTTTCTTAACTCTCTTGCTTGCTCTTCTGCATTAAGTTTGCCCCATAGGCTAATGGCTTTATCAATTTTTTTTCTATCTAGCGTTAAACTTGCGCTCATAATCCTAATAGCCTTTCCATGTCACGGATCTCCTTGCCTTCAATATGAGCCGCACGACTTAGTTTTAGGCCGTCCATAAACATAAAGACATGATCAGCCTGATTGACGGCCGCCAGTGGCACTTCCCATAGAATATGCTCCATCGTCCAGCCTGTATGTTTTGCCAGGACAAACACGCACGCGGCGGTTCCTCCTGGCGCTAGGCGTTTCCCGGCGGTGCGGCTATGGCTGAAGGGATAACGTTTACCCGCGCCTTATTTGCTTCTGCCAAGATTGCAGAGCACATGACTGAGGCGGTATTGCGATCGTCCTCCGTCATCTCCACAATCCAATCCATCAGCTTCTCCCTAAACGCATCCTTATCCCAAGCTAGGCGGATCGTCTTTTTACGATCTTCTGCCAGCAGGATATGCAGATAAATAAACGACCAGACAAAGTAGATCGCTGAATCGCTATCATCTCTCACCTGAAGCATCAACAGGCGACTGCCCTCGGTATAGGGCGCAAGCCTCTGATCTTTAAAGAATCGATCGGGCGAGATAAGCGAGTTATCCAGTTCCTGTAGTAGTGCTTCTTCACTCATAGTTTTTTAATCATCGCCCGCTTTAGTTCGGGACTTGCCCTTTCTGAGATAAGTAGCGTTTGGCTGCCACGCTTGATCGATAGAATAGGCTCTGCACGTTTCATAAGGCCCAGCAGTGTTTCCCTGTTTTCAAGCGCTGCCCTGACATACCGAATTGCCGCTTCTGGCTCAGATTTCATATCCGCCCAAGCGCGCTCCATTTCGGCCTTAGCATCTTGGTCGCCACCTGTATTAAACCAAAACGTGAATTTTCTATGGCCGCCTTCCTCAACGATGCAGGTTACGGGATCAGATTCTCTCAGCTTTGCGCCAAAGGCTGCGACTGCCGCAGCTACTTTAATGTTTGTCGTTCCCCAGAAGCTATCAACCATTTTAGGATCTCATAAACCCGCCGGAGCGGGTTAGCTCATGTTAGGGAATCGAGTCGCCGATACGTCCACCGTGACGAATCCTTCGCTGGTACGATTAACCGTGACGCTATCGACTACGATTTTACCGCCCGTGCTGGTAGCGTTTGCCAAGGTTGTAAGAACTGCGCCTGCCGTTGTGGCATAAGCGCCCGTGATGGTGGTGGAGAAAGCAAAGGTATCAGTAGGATTATAGAGTGCCGCGCCGACTACCTCGCCGCTTTGGTTCCTAATTTCTGCACGCTCTACGTTACGAGTTTCGGTGAAAGATTGTACGAGGCCACCCGATTCAGCAGTGATACCGAATTGTAGGCCAGAAGTTCCGATTGTTGTGGCTGCCATATTGCCTTAAATTTTGTGTCAACTCGCAATGGAATTGGGATATGCGATGACTGCTAGTTTATAGGTGCGACGCATTGTGCGCTCTTCATCGTCGGCCTCTGGCTCAACAGAATCCACCTTAGCGTTATAACAACGTGCAGATCCAATTGCGGTCGTGGCGTTTAACCTAGTAGCCAGCGAGCTAGAGTCATAGAAAACCTGTAGAATCTTTGAGCACTTTTGGGTGTGGGCATCCAGAGTTGTGTCGTCGTAGGAATCATCGACAATGATTTCGACTGGAACGCTAAACACACCAGAACCTTGCACCGGCTCTTCCGTACCCAGGGTGGCTTTAATGACGATCGAAGGTGGCATGTTTTCTGTTTTATCGTGCGACAAGTGATACGTCGGCCCGGTGACGGTTGCAGTTAGAAGCTCTTGAAAAGCAGCTTCAATTAAACGATCGAGCATGGTGACGGCTGGCATATTTTAGACGCCTCTTGTCACCATATCGGGCGGATAGTCGGATCAAATGTGACCATCGCTTTACAACCAGCGCCACCATGCGGAAATGTTGGGGTGTAGTGGTATCGCTTCACGCAATCGGGCCAAATCATCGTGGCCTTACCCCTGGCTGCCTTCGGTGTATCTACGGATCGATCGTTATCCTCGACAATAAAGGTGCAGGGTAGATCTGCCCCAGCCACGTAATTCACGGCCTCATAAAAATGGCCCTCGTCTTCAGCTCCATCGCCCAAGAAGCACCACACTTTTGCCGAGCTTCCCTGCTCTTTTAATGTGTGCGCCACTCCGGCCGCTATCCCGCAAGTGCCAGCCAACACGCTGGACGTGTAGAAATTCAGTTTGCGGTCAAAGACAAACATGGAGCGACCTTCTCTAATCATTTCTTTAAGCAAATTGGGATCTCCGCCAGCCAGCAGGTAGTGATAATGGGATCGATGGCTTGAGAAGATCCAATCGCCTGGCTTAATGTCTTTAAATATCTCGATCAGTTGATCTTCATTCCCCCCGCATAGGTGAATCAAATAAGGCAGTTTACCCTGCTCAAATAGAGCTTTGATTCTTAATTCAAAATCAATGAGATCCTGCTTGTTCATACAAAAGCGTCGTGGCTATCCGTGGCCAGCTTTTCAAACAGCGCCACCTTCGCGTGATTGGCGCACTCATGCAGGCAACTGACGCCAGGGTTAAAGTTTTTATGCCATGCCCTCGCCTCTTCTCCGAACCATGCCTGACTAAAGGATTGATCCTTCATTGAGGCAATCCGGCCGTGATTACTGTATGCGGTATTGTGGCATGCGTAGATATTAAGATCCGCACCTACTACGCAAACGGCTTGAGCGTAAAGACAGCGATGGAATGGCCGAACGGGCGACTTGCTTGGACTATTTAGATCGTAGCTTGTGTTAATGGTGAAGTCATCGTCACAGAATGATTGGCACTCAACCAATTGTTCCCTCACCCTAGTCGCAATCGTGTTGTGATATTCTTTAAAGTTTTGAACGTAGACGGGCGAGAAGCGGACGTTACTCACGCCTGCATCTTTGAGCTGCTTGGCAAATGGAACTAAACCCTCGTAATTGTAGCGGGTAATAATAAAGTTAATCCCAAGATCGCAGCTTTCCGTTTTGGTATTTGAAAAGTTTTTTATGTTTTGCATCACTGAATCGAACGATCTGTCAGGCACGTTACGGCTCGAAGCCATCTGCTTTGCGCTTGTGTAGTCCATCGAAATCCTCACCCACTTTGCCTTGCCCAATACTTCCGCCCTTTCCCCTGCGAGCAGTTGGCCGTTGGTAATAATCGACAGATCCAGACCAGACGAAACTGTCTTAGTCATAATCTCGACAATGTCTTTATGTAGCAAAGGCTCTCCACCGCCGCTAAACGTGACGGCTTTTGTTCCCATGCTTGAAAGATCCTCTATTAATTCTAGCGCCTTATCTCGTGGCATGACGTCCCGCTCGTTCATGCTTGTGTGCATGCCAGCCTGTAGGTGCAAGTCAGGCCGATCCTTGGGCCGAGTTGTGCCGTCAGAATAGACGCAGAAACGGCAGGCGTGGTTACAGATATTCGTCGGTTTAATCCGCACGTAGATGGGTGCGGTGATAATATCATCGCGAAAGCTGGCGATCTTATTTGGGAACGAAAAGATTTTGAGGTCGCTGTATTTGTTCTGCTTCACCACTCATCCTTTCGCTCGACCAGCATGGTGGATGTCCCAGCGCTCAATCTGTCCAGTGCGCTTTGATAGTCGCTGACTACGCTTTCCTTCTTCAGTTCGACGATTGAGAAATCGATCATCTTCCTAAGAGCTTCAGTGAAGTCCTGCGTATGGGTCGGCCCCGTGTAGAGTGGCTTGTTTTTGTTTCCTATGACTACCCGCAAGATGGCGGCCGGTTTGAATTGATTGCAGCTAATGTGCTGGGCTGCGCCCAGGTGATTAACAATGGCGTCCAGTGCATTGAGAATAAAATCCATCCGCTCAATAAATACGACGGGTTTTAGCCCGGCTAAACTCAGGCCCGTGGCCAGTCCTACCATCAGATTTTCAGCGACAGGCGTTTCGATCAGTTGTGAATCCGCAACATTATTGAGCGTGCCTGCCGCCCGGCCGCCTATCTTTACCCCGTAGCCTATAAACCTGACGGCCGGATCAGTCGCTAATAAATCCATCGCTTGAGTCAGCTCCTTCTTCACAGCAAGCCCTCCTCTTCAAGAATGTGCAGGGCGTGAAATCCGCTCCTAGCCATCTGACCGCGTTCGGTAAATATGACTGTCTCGGTATCTGCGCACAGCAAATGGAAGGCGTTTTTGTTGTGAACGTTTAGGCACGGCCAGCTTGGCCCGGTGGATGTTCCGATTACAGCTTTTGCCTTGGCAGCCGTTGCACCTATCCAAGTCACGTTCTTGTTATCAAATGCCGGGCATAATCCAGTATCGACTGTGCTGATTACCCGATGGCCCTTGCTAACTAGTTTAGATACTAGATTGCGAAAGTCGTCGGGGTTAAAGTTTGTGAATTGACCAGACAGCCCTGGCGAATTTATCACGACGACGTCGCAGTCTGGCGCCATCGGAATAAAGGAATCTAGGGCTGGATAGTCAAACAGAAGATCGTCGACTTTCTGGATCGGATTCTTGACGCACATCCTGCTGGCCAATTCCTCAAACCAACATAGATGAAATTTGGCGAAGTTTAATTTGTCGGGGTGACGCTCCCAATATCCGCCTGTATTACGCCAGGAATCAATGCTATCGGCTGGCGCCTCGCTGATTGGTCGAATGCGTAGCCGTAAAGACATATCGCTGCGCAAGGCATCAATCTCCTCAAACTTGCACAGCTCTGGATTGTGATAGTGCGTGATCTCAATATCTGGATTTTGCAGGCATAGCCGACGCAGAAAGTTTAACTGCACCAGGTTGTCTCCCAAACGCAGTGCGTTGTGGGTGTGAATCACGGGTTACGTTCCTTAAATATTTTTTCGCCTAGCTCGTAGTTTTCTTTGGCGTTGTGGCGTTTAAATTCCGCGTCCTGTGCTGCACCCGTGAAGAGAGGATTGTTGTGCGTAAATACGATGTCCTTGGCTGGAATGATGACTCCGTCGTATGCAGCCCTTTTGGAAAATTCGTTATCGGAGAATATGCCTGAGCATGCTTCATATTCAGCGGCAAACATGGCGCCCTGATCTTGCAGTCGTGCTTTGGTGAGGATTGCCATGCACAGCAGATCGTCTTTGCGGTGGCCGTCGGAAATTGCCAGTACCTTGGGTTTGCTGGTA